AGACTCGGTCATTCAAGCCAGCATAAGGCGAGAAAGATGTGCCAGTAGCTGCTCCAGATTGGCTAGTAAGGTTGAGCAAATTAGAGACTCTCATCTTCGAGATCCTCGTCGTCGTTTGGGTAGTCGTCTTCTTTGAACAAGATGTCAACCGCAACTTCAGCAAGAACACCGGACACAGTCCACTTGTTCATGTTGAACTCAAGCGCGTAGTTTGTAACCAATTGCTCGAGTTTGTGCTTGAGATGTTGCGGTGGTGTGATCATGGCATCGTCAGAAGCTCTGCTTCCCATTCCTTCGCATTCAATCTTGAAGCTGTCTCCATCCTCGCTTCGATGATCGCCATCCCCGAACCCCAGTTCCCCGTGTCCTTCCGGCTCATGTAGTCCGGCTTCAGGGGTCCACAGGTCCCAACATTCATAAACCACCAGGGCAGGGAAACCTTCTTCGTTCTCATCATCCTGGTCGGTGGGACCGGTCGATGCGTGTGGCCCCTCACAAACAGGCGGTAGGGGTGGCATCCCGTCGAGTTGTTCATCTGGAGACCTTCGAGTTCGTCCGATGTCAACCCGCAATCGAACCCGTGGTAGAACACGATCTGTCCCACCTTGTAACAGCCCTTCGATGATTTGATGTAGGGCCGCCAGTGCCACTGCTTGAACTCGCTGGCGTACTCCGTATTCATCCAGTCGCACGTCTCCCTCAAGCCCTTCGGGATTCGTCTCGGGTCTGCTCTCCGGATGTTGTCGTCGTGGTTCCCTTCGCAGACGACCATCCGGCAGCTGTCCGGCAAAGCCTCCCTGATGCTCTTCATGAAGGCGGCGGCATGCCGATACTCGTCCATCAAAGTATGGTCGCATTCGTCCGGATGAACGGAGGCTGCGGCGGCGTCGAATACGTCTCCGCAATGCACGAAATGAGTCACACCGTCCAGTTTGTCGAGGTTGTCGAGAATCCACTTGTGGGTCTCCGGTGGGGTGTGAGGACTATGAGTGCAACTGATTGCAACGATTTTGGCGTACTCGTGAGACATTCAGCATCTCCATCTCCGCCGTGCTGCACATATACGCTTCTTTGGTGTCTTGGAGCAGTTGATGCCGTGCATCTTCATTTGGCCGGCAGATCGTGAGCAGTAAGACTTACGCCTCTTTGCTCGCGCTCCTGTTGGCTTCTTTTCGGTGACTGCGGTCTTGAGCTTTGACCCAGGGTTGCGTCGGCGGTACGCAGCTACACCCTTCTTGGTCATGCCTGCACCCTTCGACGTGGGCCGCTTGTGCCCGCTCCGAACGCTCATACCCTTCATGCCTTTTCTTTTAGTAGCCATCAAGAGGGGTCCGGAATGCTGCCGTTAGGGAAGAAATTCAAACCTGAGTAAGCGGAACCTTTGCGAACCGCCAGGGGGATTGCCCCGTAGTTGGGAGCAGTTGTCCCATCACGCCTCAACGCTTGATCGTAAATTGGACCGGCCTCGACGGCGGCCACACGCTGGCTGGCATCGCCGTACTCGCCGCCTTCACCAAACGCCCGGATGTACTCCAGGAACAGGGCGATGGCGGTGTCGTCAACCGGGAGCTCAAACAGCAGAGAGGCATTGGCACTTGTGTCCGAGCCAGTCACGTCCGTGGAACGCACGTTCGGAAAGTTCCGTCGATATCGGATTATCAGTGCTGTTGAGTCTGTGGTTGATGGCTTGGGATAAATCTCAAGACGAACGTCGTTGATCGCAGTGCCAAAGTTTGTGTCAGTCTTTGTCACCAAGATGAAGAACTGTCCATCGGTCAGCTCCAGGTTGTTTGCCTCGAGCTGTCCAAACTTCTCAGGGGACACAAACTGCACAGTTCGGAACGTGTTGCCGTTCGGAACCACAGACAGAATCTGACCAGACAGAACCTCGTTCAGAACACTGTCCGCCGGCAGGGTCACCGAAGAGCTGCCTGCTGTGAATTGCAGGTTGGTTGTTGCGGTTCGTTCTTTCCAGGACCACCCGTGATGAAACAGCTGATGTCCTGCGGAGTTGATGATCTCCGCAACACGTTCATCCACGGTCATACCCGTGGCAGTCGAAGGGTTGCCACCGCAAGCAAGAAGTACGGCAGCCTTTGCTCGTTGTACGGTAATCGGCATGGGAAGAGGAGAAGGGGGCGGTAGCCCCCCTCTCCCAGTCTTGTATCAAACTGCTTAGGCTTGAGCCTTGGCAGGAATGAAGGTTGCTGCGAGTCCGTCGAACTGGACGACAGCCTTGCCGGAGCCTGCTGCTGCCGCACCATCTGCGGTCAGAGCAATACCCACGACGCGAGCGTACTCGGTCAGTTCGGCAGAACCAGTGGCAACGGTAGGAATCTCGTGGAGAGTTCCTGCGACACCGTCGTCAATGGTCAGCGCATTACCAGCAGCGACATCACCAGAGCACTTCACGTTGAAGACACCACGCAGGCCGATACGGCCAATAGCTCCAGCGTCCACAGCATCAAGCGCCACGCCGAACCCGGTCAAGACAACGTCATCGGTGTTCGTTGCCGCAGTCTGGGTACAGGCGGAGTAAGTGCCGTCACTACCAAGGGTGAGTTTGACAACGTCACCCGCCGAAAGAGCGTCGGTGCAAGTAATACGCACCGATTCGCTTGCGAAGGCGATTTTTCCGTCGCCACCTTGTGTTGCAATTTTCATGGGAACAGATCCTCTCGAAAGTTAGGTTTATGCAGTCACATCGGTAACGTGTGGGGCGATGATGCCGTGACGTTGACGTGAGTTTGCGATAACGTTGTACCAGCTGTCCGTGATTTGGACGTAGGTAAACGGTTGATTTGGGTGACGCATGACCTCGTGCTTCTCCATGTACCGGTTGGAGTGGAGAACAGGGGTAAGGTAATCACCGTTGATGAAGTAGAACCGAGCACCGTGCATGAGAGTGGTAGCACCAAACTCAGTACCGCCAGCGGCGGTGTCCAGGGTTTCACCTTGGAGTTCTGAGATTTGCTGTTGAGCACTGACATCTGCGCTCACCTTCGGGTGAATTGCAGCTTGGTCCAACTCAGAGACATAGGTCAAAGGCACACCGGAGTAGGTGGGCTGGTTATAACCGGCGTCTTGAGCAGTCACGGTTCGGTCGTTTTCGGATCGCAAAGCAGCCTTGTAAAGGTTGATACCTTCACGCGAGCAGAGGATCTTCTGACGGTTGAACTGGATGTTCTCGAAGTATTGCTCAAAGGTTGGCGGCGGACGGAATTGAAGCCGCAAGAACATCTCATCAAACGCGCCCAGCAAGCTGTACACGTTGATAGCTGCGAAGTCATTGATAGGCATCGTGCCGCCACTGGTTGCGTTGACTACGTTCTTAGCACCGTTGAAAGAACGAGTGACTGAAGAATCAGTGAACGTACCATCAGCTCCAATACCGTAAGCAGCAGATGAATCGTAGAACACAACTTCGTTGGTCCAACGCTGTCCACTTCCGGAGGTAGCTGGGGCGATTCCGAGCAGAGTGGTTTCAGAACCGCTGATGATTGGCAAGCCGCCACGGAGACCCGCAGCGCCACCGCCATCAAGACCGGTTTGAATACACTTCTCGGTGATCAAAGCTGGGAGAGAGTAGGGCTGCTTACCAGTAGCGCCTTCCATCTCTGTAAAGTTGCCACCTTGGGTTGGCTTGAAGAGAGCTTCTTCCATACCGTTGACCATGGAGGTAACCATTCGCTGTTCCTTGGAACGCTTCAGGTTCTTGTACATGGCCTTGGTCGCGTCTGCGGTCAGACCAGCTCCACCTTGCAATTCGACTTCTGCGTCGGTGAAGGTCATGTGGTCCATCGAGAAGCGCCAGTTGGCGGTGATGGTGTCCAACACTTGCGGGTTGCTGTAAGTGAAGGTCTCGTTTGGTTGATAGAATTGGAAAGACCGTGCGTCATCCATCATGAGGACGTCACGGATCTCGTTGCCACCTTGGATGGCTTGGTTCTTCTCTCGAATCAAATCGCCGAAGAGGTAATTACGCTTTACAGCTTCGTTGATCAAGACGTCAGGACCGGTCAGATATACCGGGCCAGTCGCCTCCATGAAATCGAGGAAGTTCTTGATGTGGGTTCCTGCCACGATAAAACTCCTTGAAAGGGACTAGCCCCTTGCGGGGCGGGTTTATCGCATTGCGGCACGCCTCGCGTCTTCTACAGAACCACCTTTTAGGATCACGTCGAGTGCAACGTCATCAGCTTCATCCGGAGTCAATGGGCGCTCAGCTCTAACTGTTGTGCCTTTCGGCGGAGTAGAAACTTTGGCTGGGTCCACTGACGTACCCCGGTCAATCGCTTTCGACTTGGGAACTCCCATGATGTCCGTAGTAGCACGCTTGGCTAATACCTCAATGCCATTGAAATCACCTGGAGATTGTTTGAAGAGTTCGGTCATCCGCTCTGCGACTTGTGCTCTTTCGCGGTCTGTGACTTCGTCATATTCCGCAAGAGCCTGGTCAATCCGCAGTTTGGCAACCTCGCCGATCAAGGTCTCCACAAGTAACTGTTGATTGCTGTCCGTAACGTCCAGAAGCTTGGTTGAATCTTTGACGTCAGGTTGTCCATCTTCAGTCTCGGCGACATCCGTTGGTTCGGGGTCGTCAGGTGCGCTGCTTGGTTCCGCAGTCCGCGTTTCGTCACTTTCGGATTGGTTGTCCTGAGCAGCGACTTGCTCTTCGAGTTGGCGCATCTTTTCAGAATAGCCGTCAACATTCCCTTGCATCTCAATGAGGCTGTCGGCCCATTCCGCAAGCTGCTGTGGGTTGTCAGCCAGCCTGGAGAGCACTGCCTCAGGTACTTTGGCCCGCTTGAGAGCACGCTCTCGCTCAGGCGTCAGTGTGAGATCCTTAGGTTGTTCGTTCTGTACGACGGGCGGGGCTGTTTGTTCCCCAGAATCTTCCGTCTTTTTTGCCTGTTGTCCGGTTCTTTCCATGAACCTTTCAAAACTGGTCTCTTTTTGCTCGATGATTTTGTCGAGAATTGCGTCTTCTTCTGGCGTGAACTCTGGTTTTTCGTCTTCAGACATCAATCTCGCTCCAATCCATACCGCCCCATGATCTCTCTCTCATGTCTGCGAGAAGAAATAATGGGTTGGCCTTTTTTGTTTGTCTCACAGCCAGGCAAATTTCTTGGCATTTGTTGGCTGACGTAGGGATACTTGTGAGTCACAACCTCTACTTCAGCAGATACTTGTGCATCACTAACTAATCCC